TTTGTTATAGGTTTATTTGGACAACCTGCTATGGGAAAGAGTACTTCTCTTGCTGAAATTATCAGCAAGTTAAGTATTCTTTTCCCCGGTGTAGATCGAAGAGATCTAACATTTGAACGAACTTGTAATACAGACCACTGGGACAATTATCGAAACCAACCAATTGTCATCTTAGATGACATTGGTCAGTCTCGGGAAGGAGAAGACATCAAAGAATTTCAAGCTTTGGTGTCTTGTAACTCCTACATTGTTCCTATGGCTAAGTTAGATGAGAAGGGGAAGTATTTTACTTCTCCTATCATCATCTGTACTTCTAATCTCCGTTATGGAGATAGTCTACCTGCTCTTTACCCTGACACAGCAGGAATTTTAGACGATGCCAGTTTCTGGCGTCGTTTTCATATTCCTTTATACTGTGAAAGTGGTAAATTGCATGTTCTCAAAGAACCACCTTGTTGGATTAGGGAAGAGAATCTTCTCTACCCCGATCTGGCTAGGCCTTTGAGTTTGATTACCAGTGAGAAACTCACTGGTCAGAAGTTTGAACTTAAGTATTATCAACGGAAAGCTGAATTTTCTAAGATCAATAAAACTCAAGGAATGTGTAACCTTTGGACACACACTACTTGGGATGATCTTGGAAAATCTATGATTTCCATGTATAAAGCTCGTCAAAAATTTCATGATAACCATCGTAAAACTTGGACTCAGAAAATTGATACCAAGCATGATGATCCAATTGAAAATGTTGGTGAGGAATTCTGGTCTAACCAGATTGAACCTCATCTTCCATCTTCACTTGGATTTGACTGTTCCCCTCAGGGAGCTGTCAATCATCATACTTTAACATTTTCTGCATTCCCTCCGGATGGTCCTTTACCTGTTCGTGTTCAACCAATTGTTGAACCACTTAAGGTAAGGACTATTACTGCAGGAATCGGTCAGACATTTTGTCTTAAGCCTCTTCAGCGTGCCATGTGGCATGCTTTAGGGACTGAAGAACAATTTTGTCTTACTCACGGTACAAATCAACTTGAACCAGCCATCAAAAGGATCTACAATAGTAGTTCCATTAATGATGTTTGGATTTCAGGTGATTATAGTGCCGCGACTGATTCTTTTGCAATTAGTGCCTCAAAAGCACTTTTGGAAGGAATATTAGAGTCTATTGATCATGAACCCACTAAACGTTGGGCAATGAAAGAAATTTCTCCTCATCTTTT